ATACTACCGAAGCCGCTGAATAAGGAGGATGACCTATGATTACTGAACGCTCTGCCAATATCCTCATCGGTGATGAGGAATACACTCTGCTTCTGACCACCAAGGCTACCAAGGAAATCGCCGGACGCTACGGCGGCTTGGAGAACCTGGGCGATAAGCTGATGAAGTCCGAGAACTTCGAGATGGCCATCGGTGAGATCGTATGGCTGATCACGCTTCTGGCAAACCAGTCCATCCTCGTCCACAATCTGAAGAACAAGGATGATAAGCGTGAGCTGCTCACTGAGGAAGTGGTGGAACTGCTCACTACTCCCGTTGACCTGGCTTCCTACAAGGTAGCAATCACCGAGGCTCTGTATAAGGGCACCAAACGCAACGTTGAAAGTGAGTCTGACTCAAAAAACGCGGTAGTCGAGTAAGTGACGATGAGTTATTTACTCGGCTTTTATATTACGGCATCGCCCACCTTCATCTGACCCAGGATGAGGTGTGGCTGATGCCGTTTGGTTTACTCCTGGATCTTTGGGAGTGCCACAAACAATATAACGGGCTGGCAAAACCCAAACGGGAAATGTTCATTGATGACATTATTCCTGCCGGAATCTGACGAAGGAGGTGGTATAGATGGCAGATGATTTTGGTCTGAAAATCGGCCTTGAGGGTGAAAAAGAGTTCAAGAAGGCGCTGTCCGATATCAACCAGTCCTTCAAAGTCCTCGGTTCGGAAATGAAAGTCGTGCAGTCGCAGTTCGATAAAAACGACACTTCCGTGGAAGCCCTCACAGCACGAAACCAGGTGCTGAATAAAGAGATCGAAGCCCAAAAGCAGAAAATTGAGACCTTGCGACAGGCTCTTGCCAATGCCTCCGAGTCTTTCGGTGAAAACGACCGCAGAACACAGCAGTGGCAGATTCAGCTAAACAACGCTACGGCGGCGCTCAACGACATGGAGCGTGAACTCGACCGTAATAACACCGCTTTGGATGAAGCCGAGCGTGAAATGGACGATGTTGCCGACAGTGCTGACGATCTGGAAGAAGAACTGGATGATGCCGGAGATGCCGCCGAGGACAGCGAAGGAAAATTCTCGAAACTCGGTTCTGTGTTGAAGGGTGTCGGAGTGGCAATGGGTGCGGTGGTTACGGCTGCCGCAGCCGCCGCTGTTTCCCTTGGTAAAGCCGTGGTCGAAGCCTACAGCGAATATGAGCAGTTGGTCGGTGGTATCGACACGCTGTTCAAGGATTCTTCTGCCTCTCTGCAGGAGTATGCCAACAACGCCTATAAGACGGCGGGTATGTCTGCAAACCAGTATATGTCCACCGTCACATCCTTTTCTGCTTCTCTGATTTCTTCCCTTGGTGGTGATACCGAGGCAGCGGTCAAGTATGCGGATATGGCAATCACCGACATGGCGGACAACGCCAATAAGATGGGTACGGACATCGCATCCATTCAAACGGCATACCAGGGCTTTGCCAAGCAGAACTACACGATGCTGGACAACCTCAAGCTGGGCTACGGCGGCACCAAGACCGAAATGGAGCGTCTGCTTGCTGATGCCCAGGCTATTTCCGGCATTGAGTACGACATCAGTTCCTATGCGGATGTTGTGGAAGCCATCCACGTTATCCAGGAGAGCATGGGCATTGCCGGTGCCACAGCCGCTGAAGCCGAGCATACCATCGAAGGTTCGATGAACGCTATGAAAGCCGCCATCGACAACCTTGTGGTCGGTTTCGGTAATGCGGATGCGGACATCGAAATGCTCTGCAACAATGTGGTGGATGCCTTCCAGGATGTGCTGACCAACATAACCCCGGTCATCGAGAACATCATCTCGGCTCTGCCAACGGCGCTGAACGCACTCCTAACAACCGTGGGAGAACTTCTTCCTACGCTTCTGGACACAGTGGTTGACCTATTTTCCCAAGTGCTGAACACGCTGCTGACCTTGTTGCCGGAACTGATCCCGGTGGTGATTGATGCGGTGATGACCATCGTAAACACGCTGATTGAAAATCTGCCTCTGTTGGTGGAAGCCGCCATTCAGATCGTGATGTCCCTTGTCCAGGGCATCGGTGAGGCACTGCCTACGCTGATTCCCACAGCGGTGCAAGCGGTCATTACCATTGTGCAGAGTTTGATCGACAGCCTTCCGATGATTTTGGATGCCGCCCTGCAACTGATCACTGGTCTTGCAGAGGGTCTGTTGGCGGCTATCCCTGTGCTGATTGCGGCTTTGCCAGAAATCATCATGAGCATCATCAACTTTATCCTGGATGCAATTCCGCAGATCATCGAGACGGGTATTCAGCTTCTGACCTCGCTTGTTTCCGCTCTGCCAGAAATCATCGTGGCAATCGTTGAGGCGATTCCGCAGATTATTGACGGTATCATCTCGGCTGTCCTTGGCTCGATTCCTCAAATCATCCAAGCGGGCATCGATCTGTTGGTGTCTCTGATCCAGGCGCTGCCGGAGATTATTACCACCATCGTAGGTGCAATCCCAGACATTATCAGCGGCATCGTCAATGCGGTCATTAACAACATCCCCCTGATCGTGCAGGCGGGTATTGATTTGCTTACCTCGCTTATCAAGAACCTGCCGACCATTATCGCAGAGATCGTAAAGGCGATTCCGCAGATCATTACGGGCATAGTCAACGCTCTTGCAAAGGGTGTCTCCCAGATAGCCGATGTAGGCGCAAACCTTGTCCGTGGTTTGTGGCAAGGCATCCAGTCCCTGGCATCCTGGCTTTGGAACAAGGTGTCCGGGTGGATTTCCTCCATTTGGGATGGCATCTGCGACTTCTTCGGCATCGCATCTCCGTCCAAGGAAATGGGCTGGGTTGGTGAAATGCTCGTGGAAGGTTTGGCAGGCTCCATCAATGCCAACGGCAAAGATGCGGTTGCTGCCGCTGAAGGTATGAGTAAGGACATCAACGATGTAATGCACGGCTTGGCTGATGAGATGACCACGGCACTGCCTACGGACTTTAATGTCAACGGCACCGTGAACCGCAACGACAACATTACCGGCGCAGGCTTCGGTGGTGGCGCTCTCATTACCATTCAGCAGATGATCGTCCGCAGCGAAGAGGACATCCGCAAGATTTCCCAGGAACTCTATAACCTCATTCAAAGTGGCTCTCGCGCACAGGGTCACTTCACTACAGCATAAAGGGGGCTTTGATTTATGGGCTTTACCTATAACGATATCACATCGGCCAGTATGGGCATCAAAGCCCGTCTGACCTCTTGGCAGGTGTGTGGTAGAATGCGTAATTTTACCACCACCGTGCCTGGAAAATACGGTGTTGCAGACTTCGGCGCTGATTTCGATTACCGCGAGATCACTGCTCACTGCAACATTTACCCCAAACACACCTTTACGGCATTGGTCTCCACCCTGGATGACATTGCCGCCTGGCTTGACCCCGTGCAGGGACTCCGGCAGCTCATTTTTGATGATGTGCCGGACAGATACTTTATGGCGCGTCTGAATGATGCGGTGGACTGTGAACGGCTCGTCCGCTCCGCAGGCTCCTTTGACCTCAAGTTCTTCTGTCCCGACCCATTTGCCTACGCCATCACCGATGAGACCTTTTCCATTACAGAGGAAGGAACACACACGGTGACGCGCACCATTGGTAATATCGAGTCCATGCCAATCTACCGCATCAGCGGTGTGATAACTGCCGGGGCAAGCAACTATATCAGCATTACCACCAACGGTTTGGAACTGAAGATCGTAAACGCAACGCTCTCCGAGGGTGAAACCCTTGTTGTGGATACTGATAAAATGACCGCTTATGTGGTGGACGAAAACGGAGAAACGCTCCGCAACGGTCTGCCGTATTTGCAGGAACTAAACTTTCCGGCACTTGCTGTCGGAGATAACACCGTCACCGTGGATGTAAGCAATGCCACGCTGACAGAGCTACAAATTCAAGCCAAGAGCAGATGGAGGTGACGGTATGTCTCTGAAAATGATACTGGACAAACAGGCTGATTTCACGGGTGAGTTCCCGGCAGAGTATGCCGCCTCCGGCTTGTGGCGTTTCAATGAAGCCAACCCGGACGAGGATACTTCGCTTTTGGATTCCTCCGGCTGTGGGCGCAACTTTACCATTGTGCATTGGTCTGGCACTACAGCCAACCTCTCCAAAAGCCCCAAAGGACGCCAGTTCCGTTTCAACATCAACAATCCGACTTCCGAAAAGACGCATCTGCAGGTGACTAACGATGGCAGCATCTTTGCGAACCTTGGTGAACGGATTATTGTGGGCGGTTGGATGAACCCTACCACATACTCGGTTGGTAATACATTCTGTCCGATCTTCAATACCCGCTACGGCCCCGGACAGCCTATTTTCTATCTGTCCCTGTATTCCGGCAAACCCAGAATCATGCTCTACAATTCCTCCGGCAGTCTGATCCTCGACCAGTCCGTGACACCTTCCTTCAAGTTGGTAAACGGCGGTTGGTATTTCATTGCCGGAGTCATTGAGCCGAACAACAGGAAGTTCACCTATGTTCTGGGTGACCGCTCGACAGGCGAAGTGTGGAAATCCGAGGTTCTTACCATTGGCGGTGAGTTGAACCGCTCCTGTGTGGCTGACCTTGTGATGGGTATGCACGCCGATACCTACTATTACGCAGGCGGCTTTGACGACTGGTTCTTGGACTGTGATTCTCCGATGACCGCAGATGATTTGGTGGACTATTTTAGAGCAACCGTTCTCTGTAACGGTGCAGACAGTTCCGCTGATGTGGATGCTTTCACCGATGCAAGCGGTGTCACGCTGAAAGCCACCAACGGGGCCTACCCGGAAAGCGGCATTCTCTACACCAAGGCGGCTGAATGCAATCTGTCCGGCACGGGCAAGGTGTCTGTGACCAGTGAGTATTCCGCAGGCACTACGGCCATTGCCTCTGTGGAGACCTCCACCAGCGATGACCTCACCGATTGGAGTGATTGGATCGCCATCGGCTCGGACGGAAAGTTGCAGTCCCCGAACCGCAATTATATCCGCTTTAAGGTCACTCTGACCACCTCGGATTCTTCTAAAACTCCGAAGTTGGTGGACATTCGCCTTTACGATATTCCCAAGGCTCCGTATGAGAAAATCGGCTATGCCCGTCCTGTTGTCCTGGATGATAACGGTGCGTGGGAAGCCATCCTGGAGAACGCCTACGACATCATCGTAACGGGCGAAATCAACGGTGAGGACACGCTGACTTTCAGCATACCGTACCGTGACAGCAAACGCGGCTATATCGACAACGAGAAGAAAATCCAGATTGTTGACGATGTATATAAGATCCGCACCATCACCGATGTGAAGGACAGTTCCGGCAGTACCATTACCCAGGTATATGCCGAAGCCGAGTTCTACGATCTGACCTTTTCTGTCCGTAAGGAAGAAAAGAAGTTCGATGCAGAAACTGCGGATGTTGCTATGGCATTTGCCCTTGCAGGCACAGAGTGGTCGGTCGGCACGGTGAATGTCACTACCAAGCGCACCTGGACGAGTACGGAAAAGAACGCACTTTCCATTCTCCGCAGCATTGCCAATCTCCACGGCGGCGACCTTGTTTTCGACTGTCCGAACCGACTGGTGCATCTGCTGACGGTGAACGGCACGGACAGCGGCGCGCTGTTTGCTTATAAAAAGAACATGAAAAGCATCGAGCGTATCGTGGACACCCGCTCTCTGGTTACCAGGCTATATGCCGTGGGTGCGGATGGGCTGACCTTCTCGGATATCAACGGTGGCAAACCTTACCTTGAGGATTACACCTATTCCAAGGAAATCCGCATTACCACTCTGGACTGCTCCTCCTTCACCAACCCGTACCAAATGAAGGAATTTACAGCCATGCGCCTTGCGGAATACTGCAAGCCCACGGTGTCCTATGTGCTGAATGCGATGGACTTGTCCGTTCTGACGGGTTATGAGCATGAAGCTTGGAACTTGGGCGACTATGTCCGTGTTGAGGATAAGGAGTTGGGGCTTTCGGTCACCACCCGCATTGTGCGCCGTGAGTACAATCTGCAGGAGCCTTGGAACACGGTGTTGGAACTGTCCACCACGCTGAAGAACCTGGGCAGTTCGGTCAGCACCCTTGATGTAATCGCAGACTCTCTGGAAGGCACGAGCATGGTTTCCAACAACGATATCCGTGAACTGGTGCCGTTCAACCATCTCCGCAATTCCCGTGCCGATGATGGACTTGCGTACTGGATCAGTTCCGGCTTTGTGGCAGACGGAGAAAATGGTGCATCCGGCACGGCATCTTTTAAGGCTGTGGGTGTCGAGGGTATGACTATGAGCCTTGCCCAGACGGTGTATCCTTCCAACCGCAGCAGTTATACGCTGTCGGCGCAGATCGCATCGGACGATTTGGAGAAGCTGGGTAACGACTCCCAGGTTGGTATCGAAGTGGTCATCGAATACGAGGACGGCAGCATTGAGTCTCGCTTCATTGACCTGTATTGATGGAGGTGCTTTATGGCTTATTTTTCTAAAACCTCGGAGAAGATCACGCCGGAAAGCTACTTCTCCAAAGTGAAATCCATTACGGTGCGTGTGTGCATTACCAACTGCACAGGCACTTTTTATATTACAGACCTCTTGCTGCAGCCCGGCTCTGTAGCCACGGGATGGGTAGGTCATCCCTGCGAAGTGAAGTGGGTACTGGATGGCTAAACCAGTATTTATCCGCTTGGCAGAGGTCATAAACAAGAAGCAGGATATGCGTGTCGTGAGCATTACGGTGAAACCTACCGTCACCAACTGCTCCGGTACAATTTGGTTTACTGACCTGCAACTGCAAGAGGGACCGGCGCTGACGGGCTATGTACCGCACACCGAGAGCCGTCTGAAGGAAAATTCCAAGGTGTGGTTCAACGGCGTCATCCGCTCTTCGGAAACGATCGTTGTCTGCAATCTTGGCAACACCTCCGGCGGACTGGATATTCATATCTACCCGAAATCCGATATGGCACCTGGGTCGGTACAGCTTGCCCAGGGGGTCGGCGGACAGCGGGTCAAGTTCCCAAACGCCCTCTCTGCGGAAGATGACCTGGCTCTCCTTGCTTCGGTGCGTGAATGCACCAAGAACGGTGTCACCGAGCCGAAAGAGGGGTTTTATCAATACAGTGCCGCTTGGGATTCCAAGCACAAGGTCACCTTGGAGGACGGAAAGTCTGCCAGGGTGCTTTTTGAATTACAGCAGATGACGGATGGAGGTGTGTCGGTATGAGGGATAAGCTAAAAGGCAAACGAATCATGGTGTGGACTTTCATGGGCAATGCCCGTATGTATGAAGCCCTCCGTGACTACGGTGACCGTATCGACACCATCGGATTATTCTCCTTCAAGGTGGATAAAACGGGAAAAATCACTGAGAGCGGTGTTGCCATCAGCAATATGCTGACCTACATCAACAAGTGGCCTCACATCCGTTGGCTGCTCACCGTTGCCAATGACGGTGCAAACTCCATCTTCAAGGCGCTGCGTGATAACGTGGACGGCGCACAGGACACCTTCTGCTCCGAACTTGTCCGCATCATGGAGAAATATCCCTGGTGCGACGGTGTTGACATCGACCTCGAAAAAGGCGATGACTATTCCACCCATGCGGTGTCCACGGCTATGTTCAAGCACATCTATGAAACGGTCAAGGCTTACGATCCGACCAAGGAAATGAACATCTGCCTTCCTGGTATGACTTCGGTCAACGGCTCGGTCGGTGGTGAGAACTGGTGCGTATATGGAGATCTGAATCAGTACTGCGACACCGCCTCCATCATGACCTATGGTATGGCGTGGGCGGGTTCTGCTCCCGGTCCTGTTTCACCGAGAAGTTGGCTTGAGGGTGTATACGACTATGCAGTACGCGTTATGGATCGAGAAAAGGTGTTCCTTGGAATGCCCGCCTACGGTTGGAACTGGCAGATTTACGATACCCCGGAGAACCTGGGCGAATATTATCGTGGCACATCCAATACCTACTACGCTGCACAGTATTGGCTCACGGGTGCATATAACTTCACGGATGACGGACCTCCACAGCCGATGATTCCGATTGTCGGTTATTGGGATGACTACGATATGGGTCCGTGGGCGCTTCCCCATGTATATGACTACATGGAAGGCAGAGATGCGATTTACAAAGAGTATCCGCAGATGTCGGAAACCTACAACCGCAGACGCTATCTGACCTCCTATGCCAAACAGCAAAAGACGGAGTTTGGCGACGTTATCATAGACCACGATGCCGAGCCGGACAGCTACGCAGGTGTGGTTTCTGTTTCCAAAACCCTGGTCACGCTCGGTGATGGAGGCTCTGCCACTTACAAGTTCACCATTGAGGAAGATGGCGTTTACGATGTGGCAATCCGGCTATGTTATCCGTTTTGGGACAAAAACAGCATCTACGCATCCCTTGATGGCAATACCGTCCACTTCTCTGAAAGCCGACTGTGGTGGCCGTATTGGAGAACCACCTTCTGGGCGACTCTTGCCAAGGGTGTGAGCCTTACTGCCGGAAACCATACTCTGAAGATTTCAGTCGGTGTCAATGGTGTACAGTTCTACGGTTTTCGTGTCTGCACCGACTTTTCGGAAGCACCTACCGCAGGGCAGGCGGAATACACCCTTGCTCCGAGAAAGTTCAAGGACATAAACGGCAACATGGTGGGTCCCGTTGAGGGCTTCAAGCTAACTCTTGAGATGCTCCGCCGAAAGCCGGACTCCGCACTGATTTGGTATGAGGACTTCCGTGATGAGCAGAAGATCCCCGAAAGCTACTGGAATGTTCTCTCTGGGGAATGGGATGTATGGCAGGAGGATTTGCCTTATGGTGATACAAGCCGACCGTACTCACAGCTTGAGGGTTCTGGACAGCTTGCGTGGAACTACAGCAGTTTCTCCGATATTCATCTCCGGGCGCAGATCATCTTCCCGGAAGATGGTGGTGGCAAGGCAGGTGTTTTCCTCGGTTCGCTGTTCTGCTGCTTCAACTACGATACCCAACGTGTCGAACTGTATGAAGGCTCTACGCTCAAAGGCAGCTACAGCACCAGTTTTTCCAAGACCCCAAAAGCCGATCTGCGTACCAATCCCAATGTCTACACCATTGAAATGCGTAAGCGTGGGAACAAGGTAAGGGTTTATTCTTCCGCATCCTACACGCTTCGCTTCACGGCAACCGTGAACAGCGGTGGCGGTTATGCGGGCATCCGTTCTGATAGAAAGGTCAACTGCCAACTGCTACGCCTGGGTGACGCCTGGACTTACGAGCCGTATGAGCGGTTCGATGTGGTGATGCCGGACGGAACAGAGACGACTTTCGGCAGAATCGAGCGGTCAAACTGCACCTGGGATGAAGAGTTCCAGGTGTTCACGCTGACTTCCGATGTGGAGGAATCGTCCACCAGGAGCGAAAGCATCTCTCTTGACTATGAGTTCTACCATTCCCACGTCATGCCGCTTGAGTGCGGAAATGACTACACAGCAAAAATTATCCCCAGGGACATCAACATTTGGATCTCCCGCTTGTTCCTTGGGGACGCACATGGCTTTTCCATTCTGTACTACCAGGATGTGGACAGCCTCATCTATTGGGCGAACCAGGCAGCGTACCGTTGGAAACTGCGAGGGATGTGTATGTGGTCTCTTGGGCAGGAAGATATGCGTGTCTGGG